CAGGCACTCTTGGAACATCCGCTTTTGCAATTTCGGAAACAAAGGCTTTTCCAGCTGCTTTCGTGGTATCCGAAATTTCCGGCAATTCTCCTGAAAAAATGTCTAACAAACCATCCCCTATATCATTAATCACTCCTTTACCAAATTTGATTGTCTTTTCAATACCAGAAGTAATCGGTTTTGGAACATAATTTGGATCCGGTTTGAAACTTACAAATCTAATAATATGATTTCTGGTTGCATCATTACCCAAATTACGGGGATATTTAAGACCCTTAGTCACATACTTATTTCCATATAACAAACTTAGTGGTCCGTTGATGAGACCTGGCACTGAAATACCAGCTATTGAAGTCGGGATAGATATTGGCATGGATTTTTATTATTTTAAAAGAAGGTAATATATATATTTATATGGCATATAAAGGCAAATTCTCACCGCATAATCCACAAAAGTATCGTGGAGACTCAAAAAACATCATTTATCGCTCGACTTGGGAGTGCCGAGTGATGAATTGGCTTGATTTAAATGATGCCATACTCGAATGGGGGTCAGAAGAGTTCTCAATACCGTATAAGTCTCCGGTAGACAACCGTATTCACCGTTATTTTCCCGACTTTTATGTAAAAGTTAAGCAAAAAGATGATATAATCAAAGTGATGATTATCGAAGTAAAACCAGCAAAACAGACAAGGCCTCCAGAAAAAAAGAAGAATGTTACAAAACAATATATTCAAGAGGTGGTTGCTTGGGGTGTGAATGAAGCGAAGTGGAAATCTGCAACAGAGTTTTGTCTCGACCGTGGTTGGACATTTAAAGTATTAACAGAGCATGATCTAGGAATAAAATAATTTCAACTGAACCTATACAATATAATTAATAACGTGAATACATTACATATTTTAAGCAGCCCAACAAGTCCAGTACATATCAATAATAGAATTGATCCTTTTTCTATTTCAGCAGTTAAGTTTATCGATAACATGACTCTGTTGGGGTGGAATTGTATTCATTATGGTGTTGTGGGATGCAAAGTGTCCTGTGAATCTGTTATTTGTCTTGATACTTTTTTTACCGATAAAAAGGATAGTGTTGCTCAATACAATAAAAATGCGGCCATAGAAATTGCTAAACGGAAAAAATCTGGCGACTTGATTATGTGTTTTTATGGATTGGAAAATAAAGTAGCGGCTGAAGCCAACAATGATCTACTCATAGTAGAACCTGGTATAGGTTATGATACCAAAGCCGTATTTGCTCCATATCGTGTATTTGTTAGCTATGCACAGATGCACATGTTTTACGGTGAACGTGGAATGTTAATGTCGCCAAGTTGGTTTGATTCAGTAATACCCAACTCATTTACTCCATCTGAATTTGAATTTAATGAAAATAAAAAAGACTATATTCTATATTTTGGCCGTGTGTTAGAAGAAAAGGGTTTCACTACTGCAATACAAGCAACTGAAAAAACTGGACATAATTTAATTATTGCTGGCCCAGGGTCTATATCCGTTGGCGGTTACAAGAAAACTCCAGCACATGTAACCTGTGTTGGAGTGTGTAATGCAGAAGAGCGAAAGATTTTAATGCGTGATGCTAAAGCTATCATTGGGCCAACTTATTACATCGAACCTTTTGGTAACATGATAGTTGAGGGTTATTTCAGTGGAACTCCTGCTATTACCACAGACTGGGGTGGGTTTACTGAAACAGTACAGCAGGGTGTAACCGGATTCCGGTGCAGAGAATTTAAAGATTTTACTAATGCCTTAAAGAATATAGATAAAATTAATCCACATGATTGTAGAAAGTGGGCGGAGTGTAATTATGATGAAGTCATAGTACACAAAAAGTTTGATGATTATTTCAAAAAATTATTAGCAGGAACCTTTTATAGAATATGAAAAAAGCCATAATTATTACCTCCATGATTGAGGTTGACAACAGTTATCCACTCACCTATAGTAAAGTTAGATCCTTTTTTAAATTAGAGGACCGGCTTCGACATACCATTTTTACGGTAGCCGCCTTGGACCATATTGTAGATGAAGATACTACTATTTTTTTAATTGATGCATCCACCTCGCAAAAAGCCAAAGGGCATATTATTGATTCGTTTGCATATCAAAAGAATCTAGTATACATTGACGCCTCGGAGGAATTTACAGATACAGTAAATTTAATTCGTACTCACCCCAATAAGACTCATTGTGAAACATTACTGTTATTGAATTTTTTAAATAAGTATAGAGAACGTTTAAGCGAATTCGATTTCTTCTTTAAGATTAGTGGAAGATATTTTTTCGACAGTAGTTTTAACCTTTCCCTGTGTGTGGAGGAAAACAAGGACAAGTTCTTTTTTAAACATTTTACGGAATATGATTGGAATAACGATTGGAGATATGAAATTGTCGACCGAAGAGCAATACAAGGTGATAATAATATTCGCCAGTATTCTTCAGTACTATATGGCTGGGGTAAATCTAATCACGAAAGAATGCTAGATATATACAGAGTAATTGCCGAGTTTACTGATAATTCTAAAACCTTGCATTATGATGCAGAAACATTACTATATTTTTTTACTAGAGAATATGAGAAAAACATAATTGAAACCGATTGGTTAGTGTATGGTTGGAGTGGTGTTAACGGAAAATTTTTAAAGTATTAGTATGAATCAAAATCCAATAAAGTATAAGATTTGCCAAGTTATTTTTTCTACCAATAGGCTAGAGTATTTGATTCCTACGCTAAGAGCCCAGAAAAATTTAAATTTCAGCGGGTGTGAAGTGCATAAGATTTTTATAGATGATTATCCGAGGACACGTAACAATTCTATGATAACTGAATTGGTAAAGTTACATGGATATAACGAAGTCATACTACATGAAGAAAACAGGGGGCTGAGTGTTACCTGGAGTGAGTTTTGGGATTTGATTAGAGAACGAGATTACGATTTTATATGGCATCAGGAAGATGATGTGGAGATTCTTGAACCTATTTTAATCACCGACTTAATAGATATTTTAGATACAGATCCACTCATGAGCCAGGTGGTTTTGGCAAGGCAGGCCTGGTATTCGCAAGATTCCGATCCAGTTGCTACTCCTGATGATAAAATTCTTAAAAATTTCAGATACCTTAAAAATTCAAATTATTTTTCTACGATGGCTAGTTTGTATCCTATTGAAAGAATAAAAATAGACTATAAAAAGTTTTACAACTATAATATGAATGAAGGTCTCGTGGGGCACGTACTCAATGAACAATATGGTATGACTTCTTGTTCAGTAAAAAATTCTCAAGGAAAAAATTTGATTAGCCATATAGGTGAATGGTTTGTAGGAAAAAGAGTATTGCCCGGAGAACCAAATTATGAATTATTTTCAATGTTCGATCCCGACAAGAAATATGGATCAATATCCTGTAAAGAATATATATAAAAAACTTATATGTAAATAGAGGCTATTAATCGCCTCCAATTATAGTATAAATACTGGATGGCTTCCACACTTACTCAAATCGCACAACAAAAAACGACTCTAGAACTGGAATTTTTATCTAGAAAATCTATCACATGGATACAAGATAAAATAAAAGATTTAAAATCGCCGGCAAAACTGGCTAGAGAAATTTCAAGAGAGAAGCGCCGACAGTCTGGTCAATTTCAAATGGGCGGGTTATATCATTTTTTCTATGATCCGTTGACAAAAGCCGATTTGCCATATTATGATATATTTCCTTTAGTGATACCACTCAACCGAGACTCTGAAGGTTTTATAGGACTAAACCTGCATTATTTACCCCCCAGGTATCGTGCAGTGTTTATGGACAAATTGATGAATTTCGCTATCACAAACAATAACGATGAGCCTAAACGTATACGTGTAACATATGATATATTGGTTGCTTCAAGAAATATTACAGAATTTAAACCATGTTTGAAACGTTATTTAAACAGTCAAATAAAGTCTAAGATTTTAACCATTCAACCATCAGAGTGGGAGACTGCACTTTTTTTACCCACGGCAATGTTCGTGGGTGCGCCGGTTTCTAAAATTTATGCGGAATCAATTACTAAAACAAAAAGTAGGGTATACTAATGGTAGGATCAATAGCAGATTTTAAAGCAAGTTTCAACACAGACTTGGCTCGTCCGAATAAATTCGATGTCGATATTCCAATTCCAATTGGCCTTTTACCTTATTTGGGTGTCGGAAGAACATTGAAAATGCGGTGTGAAAATGCAGAACTTCCGGGACGTTCAATCTCGACAACATCAATGAAAATATATGGTGTTGAAGAAAAATATCCATCTCAAACAACATACAATGATACAAGTCTAACTTTTATTGTTGGTGATGATATGGAAGAGAAGAAGTTTTTTGATGCATGGTTGAACTGGATAAATCCAACAATTAACTATAATTTGAAATACAAAGCAGACTATGCGGTCTCACTCACAGTAAATCAATATAATGTGAAAAATGAACTTTCATATTCTATTACAATGTTAGACGCCTTTCCAATTGCCATGAATCAACTTGATTTAGATTGGTCATCGGATGGTCACCACAAACTCACCGTGACTTTTGCATTTACAAGCTGGAGAGACAATTCACTTGAAGCATTAGGTATGGAGTTTTTAGAAGAAGTTATTGCAAATTCTTTATTTGCTGACCAATCAACAACATAAAATGGAGATATAAATTATGGCTTTACCAAAAATCGATACACCGATTTATGACTTGGAATTACCTTTATCAAAAAAGAAGATTCGCTTTCGCCCTTTCCTAGTGAAAGAACAGAAGAATCTTCTCATGGCAATGGAATCACAAG